TTAATTGATTAACTGATGTAATAATACCAACAGAGAATCTTGCATTTAATCCAACATCTTGAGTACCTATTGAAGAAATTCCAAGAACATCTCCAACAACATAACCACTTCCCCCATTAACAATTGTAGCACCAGACGCGACAACTTCGCCATTAGTAATTGTAATGTTTGCTGTTGCATCTTTTCCACTTCCAGTTATGGAAACTAATTTTACATCATTAAATGTAAATGTTCCGGATGATGGAGTATATCCTATTCCTGGATTTATTGTAGTTAAGGTTCCAAAAGCAGACCCAGCACTTCCAACATAATCACCTCTTCCAGTTTTATTTGATTGGATTATAGTATTTCCTATTACCAATCCACCATCATTTAAAGAAGAAGATAAATCAATTTTAATTTTTTTAGAATTGAAGTTTAATGAGTCTGGATATAGTTTAGGATGATTCAAATTCTCAATACTTCTTATCGGATTATAGAAATTGACAATTCCAGACTGCACAAAATCTGCTCTGTAAAGAATATATTTCAAGTCTTCTAATGGACTTGCTATCCAAGTTGTTGAATTTTGTGATTTAAACAGAGATTCATAAGTATTTTGTTGACTTACAAATGCACCAGTTTCAAGATCGTTTTCCAAAACTCTTGATATGAATACGGAATAATCCGGGGACTCTGATCTTAAACAAATGCAATATTGTTTTCCTCCCTCCAAATAAACCGGAGATTTGAAGGAGAATGAAGTTGCAATTGTACCATCATTTGATGTTTTGCCTTGAATATCTTTAGGATTTAATGATACATCTGAGAATGGAACTATAACTGTGGATGGATATCCTCCAACCATTGTTCGAATATCTAGATTAACTGGTTCTTCCGTATTAGTTGGAATTGTTTCAAAGAAAATATCACATTTTGTTAAGAATACTCCCGTTGTTTCCTCAACTAAGAAGGACTGTGCAAGAGGATCTTTCTTTTTACATCTGTTTTTAATATTTGCACCTTGTGACTTCAATTCCTGTACAAGAATTCTTCCTTGCTCAGGTGTAATGTTTCCACCAGAGAGTCTATCAATCCTAATTCCAGCATCTCTTGCAATTTGGTTTAAAACACGTCTATCTGAACCAGTATAACCAAGGTCTCTACCAGCATCTGCCAAACGCCCTTGACCTGCTGTTGCAAGAACTGGTCCGCCTCGATTGATAATGAGAGGTGCATTGGATGGTTCTACTGAAGTTGGTATTGAAGTTACTGGTTGACTAGAACTTGGTTGTATTGAAGATGAGGGGGGTGGAGAGTATACGGGTGTATTATCAACAGTATTTGAAGAAACTGTTTGTGTTGTAGTATCTTCATCAACCAATCTACTAGCATTTTCTCCTCTTTCAGGAGATATTTCGCTACTGGTAATAACTGGATTTTTGACTGATATAATGTTTTCTTGAACTGTTTCTACTATTCCACTTGAAACAAAATTTTCATCTGCCCTAGTGGAATTTCCGAGAAGAGTGAATGTTTTGGTACCGGTACCAAAACTTATAGTGCTTGTGTTTGGTAGATAGAAGGATCCAATTAGAGTTGATGTATAATCTGGTATTAGTCTATTTCTTTGTGTAGATAATATTGCCTGAGCACCGCTAGTTGTCCCATAAAATGTGACATCTGATGTTATAAATCCTGAATATTGTGATTCATAATCAGATAAAGATTCAGTATCAATATTCAATATATTTGAAGAAGATGAATATTGTTCTTCTATTATCTCATCTTGATTCTGAGAGTATGGACTTATTATAAAAATATCCGAAGGACTATCTACTTGACCAAACTTATGGTTTGGTGAACAAATTCTAAAAATTCCAGTTATTGTTTTTCCGTCACCACTTATTGCCCTAACATTTTCCCCAGATTGGAATATTCCCTGTACCATCGAAATCTGAATAAGTTTCGGAATACAATATTGATCGACAACTACATTATCGAAGATTGGAATTACTTCGGACAACGGTTTTAGATTTCTAGCGACAAATTGAATATTTCTCGCTCTCATTGTAAGAGAATTATCTCTCTTAATAACTCTATCCCCTAGAGTTATCTCTTGTTCTGTTGATGATAGTTGTATTCTTGAACCTGTTCTCTCTTTATAACCAGTTTCATAAGTTTGTGTTACATAATCTTGAAAAACTGTAGTAGTAGTAAGATATCCTGCAGCATCTACTTTATTATATTGTTCTCCCTTTTTAATAGGATCTTTTACTTCAGTTCCATTCCAAACTTCTTGCCACTCATTGTAAGTTGTTGGTGAAAATCCATCTTCTCCAATATCAAATACTTTTCTAGCTAATTCATATGCACCATCTATAATTGTCTTTGTTGATGCTTCTCTTTTAGTTCCGACCCAATTATCGCTAAATGGCGTTAATTCTAGAATTCCTGTCCAATAGTTGATAATGAATGGAGTAACACTTTCTGGTCTTGTAGCAATTTTTTGAGAATTCCACTCAACTTCAGAATAATCTAGGGTGATTAAAGATCCATTTTTTACTACATTTATACTATCAATATTAGTATCATTTTCATTTCTGAAAGGAGTTAAATTTATATTCTTGCTTGGATTAAGTGGTCTTAATTCTTGATTTCTAGTATCTACTGAGTTTTTAATTTCAAATGAATTGTCTTGTAGAGTCTGTGGTGAAAGACCACTGACTGAAAAATTATCAACAAAAAATCCAGATTTAAATCTGTTTAATCCAAAAGAATCTTGAATTGTTAGGCTTTCAACTTTATTCTCAAGCAGAGATAGTGAAGAATAGTACTCAAGATTTTTTATTCTATCCTCAAGTTTTTTAATATCAGTCATTCTATATCTTTTATGAGATATAAATTCTATAGATGCTTGAGAAGTGTTGTAAAGATATGGTGGTAGTGTTATGGAAGCAATTTCTAGAGAATCATCTACTGGTATTGGTTTTTCTGGATTTTCTGATGGCGTTCCTATTTTTAAATGAAACTTTCCAGTCTTGTTTAAATAAATTCTATCAATTCTTCCCAAATAGAATGAGTAATCTATATCAATAGATTCATCTGATGCTAAAGAATTTTTTGCAGAATTTCCAGATGCATTAAAAATTCTTCCATAAAACTCCAATGGAGATCTTAAATTTTCAGAAACACTATATGAATTAACTCTTGGTCGAATATCAATCAAATCAGTTAGTCTTATTCCATTTACAGAATCAATTTCTTTGGAATAATCGCAACTAAAATAAGAATTTGCAGTTGTAATATCTCCATCATCAGAAGAATCATAATACAGATTTGAAAAATATATTTTTAATGATTTAGTTGGCGATGAATAATTTGATTTTCTAACAATTCTTCCATAATCATAAATTGTAGATTTTTGTCCGGGATTGAGTGTATAATGTGATGTTATTTCTTTATCTCCGCCCTGAAGATCTACAATAGAAGCTAGAACTCCAGACTCTCCAAATAACAATTGCTCTCCAGCAACAAATGAAGTATTATTTTTTGTAATATAATAAATTTCAGTATCAGATTTCAATCCAACAACAATAGCTATTGCTCCGCTTGTTTGTCCGGACAAACTCTCTCCGATTACCAAATCGGATGTTTTTGTAGATGGACCACTAATAGATGCAAGACTCATTGAGGGAGCATATGCCTCTCCAGTATCTCTTGACTCATAAATTCCATGAACTTCTATAATATCAGGTTCATTTAGAGAAATAATATCATCTTCAACTCTAGTTCCATATGGATAATTTCCATATGTTAATCCATTATTTAAAGTATCTTCACCAGTTCCTGAACCTTCATAAATTGATTTATTTACATTTATTGTTTTTACTCTATTTTTTTTCTTAATTTTCTCTTTTGGATTTATTTTTCTTAAAGTAGCAACTAATGTTGGACTTGGATCATATGAACCTAAATTTTTAATTTCTAAAGTATTTCCGTTTATTTTTACTTTATCTGTACTTAATGGTTCTATAGAACCATCAGATCTTACCAATAAGTATCTTTCTTCATCAAAAGGTAAGAAGAATTCATTAGAATCAGCAACTATCGTTGTTAATTCATTTGAAGATATACTAATTCCAGTATTATATGTTTTTCTTATAGTTAAAGAAGCATCTGCTAAATTTACATTTGAAATATTATTTTTGGGGAGTTTTGTATATAATGTATTATCCGATGAAGATTCTAAAGTTGTATGCAATACTTGCAAATCGGAAACATATAAGTCTTGTAAAGGCAAACTTCCTTCACATATATTTGCAACCGTTGTTATTCCCGATACTGATATTGAAGTATTTGTTTTTTCTTCTACTTTTACAAATACTGGAACAGAAAATCTGGAATCTGTGTATTTTAACAGATCACCATTTTTTACAATTTTTCCTGGAAATAATGAATTTGTGCTGGTAATTGTACTAATTCCACTGCTTGATTGAGTTACATTTGCAACTCCAACATTAAACTTCGCAGATTGAATTACATCCGCAGTGAAAGTATTTCCAGTTCCAACTACTCCATACAAAGATTTCACATCAGAAAATCCATATGAAGTGACTGCTGTGGAAACTCTATTACTTTCTATGCCATCAAATATTAAACTTTCATTTAAAGAAAAGTTTCCTGTTGTTTGGTAAAGAACTAATGATTTGCTTGAATTGACATTTTCTTTTAAAAATCCAGTTGCTCCAGTACTTTTTCCCTTTACAAATGTTGGAATGTTTAATGTTACTGACTCATTTACGGTAATTTCTGTTACTGTTTGTATATCAAAAAGAGAAATATTCCATTCATTCAATTGCGAATTTGATGAGTCATATGAACCAGACTCTAATCTAAAATCATAGACTCTAGCTAACCCGATTTCTTTTCCGGGAGCAATATGGGAAGATACTCCTACTCTAGAATCTCTAAGACTTATAACATATGTATTTCCGATTCCCACTTTTGGAGCACCATAGACTCTATTAAGTCTTAGTGTTGAACCCGTATTATAAATTAATGATTGCTGTTCTATAGTTTTTGTTTGCCTTGGTTTCGGCACATCTAAAAGAGTAGAACTTATAACATCAACTTCATATCCTCTCACATATGCTTTTCCTGGAGAAATTTGATATAAAGATAAATTTTCTGACGGAACAGAACCGCCATCAGTAAATGTGTTTGGAGGAAATACGCCATTATTTCCTAAATTATCATTTAAAGATTCCTTTACAGAAATATTAAAGGGTCTAATATAATAATCTCCAGACTCATCATAAGTTCTTCTTGCAAATTCATCAGATAATAAATTATATTGTGTATAGGTATCGTTTTTAAATTTAATTATCCCGTTTTTGACTGTGGCAATTTCTATAAAATTGCTATCATCAGTATCATCTAAAGATTTTTTAAATAAAGAAACTGATATTTTTAATCTATCTGCCCCCGGTGATGAATAATTATTAAAACCTTGAGAATTATCGTTTAAATTTTCATCTATATTTGAGTTTACAATCTCTTCATTTACAAAGAACCCTATTCTATAACTTGGTCTATTGGAATATTGATCGAGTATTAAAGTTTCTTTCTTTACATTTATAAAATATCCCCTAATAAAATAAACGCCATCATTAACAGAAAAAGCAGAACCAATAGAAGTAGCATTTCTTGCAACTAATGAAGCAAACGGCTCTTCTATTGCAATATTGGTTGTACCTAATAGTTGCGTTATTACAATTTCATCTGATTTTAATAGTTCACCATCAAGAAATGTTTCTGAAAAATTATCTACAGTGCTTGCTTGTAAATAATTGACATATAGAGTCAAATTTCCTCTTTCGGAAAATTGTGGTAATAGAACATTAGTTACAATTGCAGTAACTCCCGATGTTAGACCAGATATTTTAGTTCCAATTAATTGATCTGCATAAGATGAAACTGGAATTCCCAAGTAAGTATTTTCAAGTTCTACTGCATGATAAATGTCAGTATAAGTTGTATTTCCTGGTATGATTTTTGCACCATCTTTGAAGAAATGTTGCCCAAACTTTTCAATTTGATTTTGTAGTATTGATTGTAATGTTGTTAACTCTCTAGCTTGGACAGGATATCCAGGTTTAAATAGTACTCTATAATAATCATTATTTGCATCAAAATCATCAAAATATGGAGATACGTTTAAATTAGTTTGCTGAGACATAATTGTTTAAAACTGCAAAATGATTTTGATATCTTCTTTTTGGTTAGAAGATCTTGTAATTGATGGGCGATTATCAATATGAATTATATTGCCAGAATATCTCTGAACCTCTGGTTCTGATATTCCATCTTTAAATTCCTGACCAAGGTAATATGTTATATTACTATTTATTGGGGTAGTTGATATGCCGCTAAAATCTTGTTGAATTGATAAAGTTCCCCCTGAAGTATTTCCACTGATTGTCAAACTACCTTGGCCTGAAGGAGAACTTGTAAATCTATTTAAATTAAATCCATATTCTGGATTTGGGTTTATAAACCCGGTAGTTGCAAATCCAACTAAAGTTCTTTCTTGCCAATATTTTAAAACTCCAGTATTTTTATTATAACTTATAACTTTTCCAACTGCGGTTATTCCAGTTCCTACCGTTTGAGTAATTTCAGAATCTGCAACAAAGGTTGCTTTATCATAATCAACACCCGTTAATTTTAAAGCATAAACTGCACTAGAAAGTGGTTCGGTTAGGGTTGAACCTATAGATGATTTTGGATTTTCTATAATACCAACCCTTGCAATCTGATTACCTGTTATAAAATCAGGATTCTGCACATCATTTTCTATTCTAGAATAAACTAAAACATTTCTAGCACCCAATTCTTTGTAAATATCATATCCATGACCCCCTTTGGGAGTTATAATTACATCAAGTACTGGTCTTTCGCTACTAGATGATATATTGGCAGATTCTAAATCAACGTTGCCATAAGTATAGTTCGATCCCTGATTAGATATCGTTACAGATTCAACTTTACCAACATCATTAATTACTATAGTACATTCTGCACCAACACCATCACCTTTTATTGGTACATTTTTGTATGTTACGTTAGCACTCCCTACACCAGATCCTCTATTTTTAATGATTACTGACTTTATTGACCCATCGACTGCATTATTTCTTACAGAAGAATGTTCTGGATTAGACTCCCAATCTGATGGTACTGGAATATAATTTGTGGATTCAAATTTTACAATATCTGATGGTTTTATTGTATAAAGATATTTCCAAATATATCCATCACCACTAGATCCTGCAGTTCTTGGTTC